CTTCGGAGGATCCCCCACCCCAGCCGTCGCAGGCGCATGAGAGAGGAGCACCCCATGTGGCAAGCCGCCTTGATAGGCTAACCCGCCGGAAGCTAGGGGGCGAGAGCCCCCTGGCCGAAGGCTTACCTACCAGATTCAGCGGATTCCGTCCAGAACGGACATCGGAAGGGCTCTCTTTCAGTGAGAGAACCCTACCCGATTCCAGCCGGGTTTGCAAAGTATATAATCGCCAGAATGTGGGGGCGAAGAAAGCCGCTTGACACCATATCATGTGGCGAGGTACAAAAACTATGAGGGCGCTTTGCGCCAGCCGTTGAGCGTTGCTCCGGCCTTCTGAACAGCCCGCCGCCGACAACACCCCCGCCAGCGCCTAGAGCGCATTGCACAAACGAGCGGCGCGCGGGCTCTCCCCACAAGCGAGGCTGCAAATGACTGACGAGCAGATCAAGCACCTCGTGAATCGCTTCCTGGGCTGGAAGCTGCCGGAAAATTTCCGCCCGGATGGCGGCGTTCAGTTTGATGCCGATGCGCCGAAGAGGCTCGACCCGAGGAACCTTCGATCTGAGCCCTACGGGACAAACCTGCTGGACGCCACGCAGGCCGACGNGATGGTGCGGTACATGCTGGACGGCCTACCGNGCGCCTGAGGGCCGCGATGACCATGGACGACGACCTGGGCCAAGGAACGCTGCACGAGCTGAGCGACAACGCCGAGGCCCAGAAGTCCCGCCTTTGGAAGCTCAAGAGCACCAGTGAGGCGGCCTGTCTCGCGGCGGACAAAAGGCCGGAGCCCAAGGCCCGCAAGGTGGGGTTCTTTGCCCGGCGCCCAAAGTGACCACCAGCCTGCACGGCCTCATCCAGAAGGCCCGCATAGACGCCTCCCTCTCCGAGTACCGATCCCACCCCCTATCCAACGGCAAGGGCTACACCCTCTGGCGTAAGTCCCCGGTTGGATTGATCCAGGTCGGCATGGTCGCCTCGAAGGAAGACGCCGAGGACTTCCTCCTTTCGAAGCTCACTCAGGAAGATCCGGCGGGCTTGGATACGCGCTAGGGCAGCTTCGCTTTCGCCAGGTCGCGGAGAGCCTTCCTTAACACCGCCGGCCGCGTGATCCCGAGTTTCGCGCTTAAAGCTGCAAGCTTCTCGGCATCCTTCTTGGCCAGCGTCAGAAAAACCCTAGGGAGCGAGGTCGGCATAGGCTGGTGTTACACCGGCTTTAGGCGACCCGCTAGGTGTTACACCGATATGAGCGAGAAAAAGAAACCAGGCCGCCCACTGGGCGCACGCAACAAGCAGACTTTGGACGTGAAAGAGGCGGCCCAGGAATATACCGAGGAGGCCCTTCAAAAGCTGGCGGCGATCATGCGCACCGGCCAAAGCGAGGCGGCGCAGGTAGCTGCCATCAGGGAAATCCTTGATCGAGGTCACGGCAAGCCCAAACAGGCAATCGAGGCGACCGGCAAGGACGGGGCGGCATTGCCCCAGGTGACGATATTCCAGCTACCGGACAATGGCCGGGCTGGAGGTTAGTGGCGCGACGGTTGTCCGCCCCCAGGATGGGCCTCAGACTGCCTTCCTGGCCAGTCCCGCTGATATCGCCATCTACGGCGGCGCGGCTGGCGGCGGCAAGACGTGGGCTTTGCTCATGGAGCCGCTACGCCACGTAGGCAACAAAGACTTCGGGGCGGTGTTCTTCCGGCGCTCGACTGTTCAGGTCCGCAACGAGGGCGGGCTTTGGGATGAGAGCACCAAGCTTTACCCGCTCATGGGCGCCGAGCCGCGAGAGCATGTGCTGGACTGGAAGTTCCCAAGCGGGGCGACGGTCAGCTTTGCTCATTTGGAGCACGACAAGACCGTCCTCAACTGGCAGGGCGCACAAGTCCCACTGATCTGTTTCGATGAGCTGACCCATTTTAGCCCGTCGCAGTTTTGGTACATGGTCAGCCGGAACCGTTCGACCAGCGGTGTTCGGCCCTACATTCGGGCGACCTGCAATCCTGACGCGGATAGTTGGGTTGCCGAGTTCATTGGCTGGTGGATCGACCCGGAGTCGGGCAAGCCCATCGCCGAACGTGCGGGGCTGCTGCGCTGGTTCGTGCGGATCAATGACGAGCTGATATGGGCGGACAGCCCAGAAGGCCTGAGCCACTACCGCGACCTGACGGGTAAGCCGATCCCGCCCAAATCGCTCACCTTCGTTCCGGCGAGCCTGACAGATAACACCGCCCTGATGGAGGCCGATCCCGGTTATCTGGCCAACCTCATGGCCCTACCGACCGTGGAGCGGGAGAGGCTTCTCGGCGGCAACTGGAAGATCCGTAACACATCGGCCTTGGTGTTCACCAACTGGCGCGTTGAGGAGTTCGAGACCCCCGAGGACGCCGTCCTGCGCTTTGGGGCCGACTGGGGCTTTGCCTCCGACCCATCGGCGCTTGTGCGCTGCTGGGTCGATGGTCGCCGGCTGTATGTGGACTACGAGGCTGGGTCCGCAGGCGTTGAGATCGATGACACACCGGCGCTGTTCGCTGGGGACGATGCGAACAAGCCGCCAAGGTGGGAGAACCGCAACGCGCGGCCTGGCATACCTGGGGCGCTGAAGTGGACGATCACGGCGGATTCGGCGCGACCCGAAACGGTCAGCTACATGCGCCGCAAGGGGTTCAAGATCATTCCCGCAATCAAGGGGGCCGGTTCCATCGAGGATGGAGTAGCCTTCCTTCAGAGCTACGAGATTGTGGTTCACCCCCGCTGCCCCCAGGTCGCTGGGGAGTTGGGGTCCTACTCCTATCGGGTGGATGCGCAGACCGGCCAGGTTCTGCCGATCCTGGAAGACAAGTTCAATAACTTCATCGACGCCCTCCGCTACGCGCTGGAGGCCTTGAGGCGGTCGGGCAAGAGGCCCGAAGCGACGCCGCAGGCCAAGCCCCGCGACCGCTACGAGCGCGCTAAGCCGTCTGGGGGCACTTCATGGCTGAACTGACCGCCGCCCCCGAGGGACCGGACGAAGAGGAACTGCTGGAGCGGTTCGGAACCTGGGACAGCGACTGCTCGTCCCATTGGTCAGCGTGGGCCACGGAAGCGCGCGAGCTTTTCGGCTTCTACGCCGGGCGGCAATACAGCTCGGACGATGAGACCAAGGCCAAGGACGAGAAGGTGGTTCTCGTCACCTTCAACCGCTTCGCCTCGATCATTGATGCCGTCGCGGGTGCGGAGATCACCGACCGCGAACAGGTGCAGTATTTTCCCCGTGAGATCGGGGACACCAAGGTCAACGAGCTTCTGACCGAGGGCGCCGAGTGGATCAGAGACCGCTCCGACGCAGAGTTTGAGGAAAGCGAAGCCTACAAGGACGCGCTGATCTGCGGCCTCGGCTGCACTGAAACCCGCATGGACTATGACGAGGAGCCTGATGGCCAGATCGTTGTGGACCGTGTGGACCCGCTGGAGGTTCGCGCCGATCCCAAGGCCCGCAAGCCCAACCTCGCGGACGCCCGCTATATCCGCCGCAAGAAGGTGGTCTCGAAAGACACCGCCAAGCAGATGTTCCCCGACAAAACCTTCGGGGCGGCAGGTGACGACGCGTCCACATCGACCAACAACCCTCGCGAGGCCTACGACGGCGAGGAAGACGACGCCCCGCCCGGTAAGGACGAGGTGGAAATCTGCGAATATCAGTGGTTCGAGCAGGAATGGTTCGGACGAGTTGCAGATGGCGCGGAGATCAAAGAGATTTCGGGCGATGAGCTTGAGGCGAGGCTGGGAGAGCCCGGCCTGGTCCGCCAATCGCGCCGCGTCTATTACCGGGCTTATCGCTCGGGCCGGCAACTGCTCGCGCCCCCCGAGAAGCTGAACGTCAAGGCGTTTACCTACAAGTTCATCACCGGCAAGCGCGACCGCAACAAGGGAACGTGGTTCGGCCTAGGCAGGCTGATGAAGGACCCCCAGCGCTGGGCCAACGTGTTCTTCTCGCGCATCCTGCACATCCTCAACACCAACGCCCTAGGCGGGGTGATGGTGGACCCGGCGGGCGTCGATGATGTCCGCAAGTTCGAGGAGGACTGGTCGAAGCCCGGCAAGGTCCACTGGACGCCGCCCGGTGCGCTGATCGGTGGCCAGGGCGCGGGCGTCGTTCCCAAGCCTGCCCCGGGTTATCCGCAGGGCCTCGACCGCCTGATGACGATTGCCGTTGAGGCCATTCAGGACTCGACCGGCGTCAACAAAGAAATGCTGGGCATGGTGGAGCGCCAGCAAGCGGGCGTTCTGGAGCATCAACGCAAGCAGGCGGCTTACGGCATCCTCGCGGCGTTCTTCGACAGCCTTCGGCGCTACCGGCGCTCGCAAGGGCTGCTGATGTTGCAACTGATGAAGTACCTGCCCAGCGACACGCTTGTGCGGGTTTCGGGTAAGAAGGGCGCGGATCAGTACGTCCAGCTCGCCATGGACGACGATACGGTCAAATTCGACGTGATCGTGGATGAAGCCCCGGCTGGTCCGAACCAGAAGGAGCGCACCTTCGCGATGCTGACGCAGCTTATGCCGCTGCTGAAAGACGCGAACCTCCCCGCCGATGTCTGGGCCGAGGTGGCGCGCTATTCGCCCCTGCCCAGCGCCATATCGGAGAAGATCGCCCAGGCCCTTACCGCTCAGGCCCAACAGCCGCCCGACCCTGCCGCAGAGGCCGGAAAGGCGGCGGCGCTGGCCGAACAGCAAGGCAAGGCCCGCAAGGTCACAGCGGAAGCCGAGGGCCAGGAGATCGAGAACGATCAGGCCATGACGTTTGGCCCGATAGACGCATTGGCCCAAGGCGGCGCCCTGGGTTTCTGAGATCCCCGCCAACGGGGTGACGCACGCGCCAGCGGACAGGCGCAACGGACCAACAGATGAGCGAACCCAACGAACCCCTCGCGGATGAGGGCGAAGACACGCACGACGCCGACTTTGAGGCGGCCATGGCTGCGGATTCGGAGGCCGATGCCCCCGAGGCAAAGTCCGAGCCTGAGCCGGAGATCAAGGCGGAAGCCGAGGGCGACAAGAAGCCCCCGCTGCCGCCGGAAGAAATCGAGAAACGCTGGCGCCAGACCCAGGCGTCCCGCAACGAGGAGCGGGCCAAACGTCAGGCTGCGGAAGAACGGGCCGGGGCGCTAGAACAACGCCTCGCCGATCTGGAAAGCAAGGTCACACCGGCACAGGCCGCCGACCGGCCCGACCCCGGCGAAGACCCTATCGGCTACCTGCAATGGCTGGAAACCCGGCTGGACGCCGAGGAGCAGAACAAGGCTCAGGAGCAACAGCGGGACGCTCAACTACGCGCCCGCAGCGAAGCAGCCCAGGCCGTGGTCACGCGGGTGCAGGAGTTCGAGGCTGACTTCCGCGAGCTGAACACCGACTACAACGAAGCCGCCGAACATCTCTACGTCGCCAAGAAGGGCGAATATCTGGACAGCGGCTACACCGACACCGAAGCCCACAACATGGTCATGGCGGAGTTTCTGACCAGGGCCGACCGGGCGCTTAAGGCCGGCAAGGACCCAGCGGAGATCGTCTACAGCCTCGCCAAGCGGGCGGGATTTGGGGCGGCCAAGGCGGAACCCGATCAGGGTGCGGCTCAGGCGCAAGCCAAGCTGGCGCGGATCGCTGAAGGTCAGAAGGCGTCCAGCGCTCTCGCGGCGGCCGGTGGCCGGGGCGGTGACGAGCTGGACGCATCGAGCATCTACGAGCTTGAAGGCGCTGCGTTCGACAAGGCGTTCGACAAGTTCATGGCGAAGGCGGCCCGCTCGGGCCACTAGCCGACAACCTATCACGTAGGCCCCACGGACGGGGCGGACGGGCTGACCTCACCAGCCGATGAGCGTGGGCCGCACGGACGCGGCAAGCAACCTCAACCTCACATGAAAGGGACATCATGTCCTCGACTTCGTATGGCGTGAACGCCAACGAGGCTGTGAAGCTGTGGTCGAAGCGGCTCGCTCGGGAAGTTCGCAAGAACACCCAGATGGGCAAGTTCATCGGCACCGGCGACAACAGCCTTATCCAAGAACGCGCAGACACCAAGAAGGACGCGGGAGACCGCATCCGCATCACCCTGCGCATGCAACTCGACGGCGATGGCGTTCAGGGCGACTCCACCCTGGAAGGGCACGAAGAAGCCCTGACCACCTACACCGACGACATCTACATCGACCAGCTTCGCCACGCCGTTCGTTCGGCCGGCAAGATGACCGAGCAGCGCATCCCGTTCTCCATTCGCGAAGAAGCCCGCTCGGGCCTGACCGACTGGTGGGCGACGCGCTACGACATGTCGATCTTCAACCAGCTCTGCGGCTACACCCCGCAGACCGACACCCGCTACACCGGCAACCAGGCGGTGATCGCGGCTTCGTCCTCGCGGATTGTTCGTCAGAACGCCGTGGCGGACGATGAAACCCTCGGCACGTCGGACAAGTTCACCATCGACACCATTGACGAAGCGGTGGCGGTGGCGAAGACGGCGACCCCGCTGATCCGGCCTATCCGGCACCAGGGGGAAGACCTCTACGTCGTGTTCCTGCACCCGTGGCAGGTTCGTGACCTTCGCGTGGCTCAGTCCACCGGCTGGTTCGACATCCAGAAGGCCAAGATCCAGGGCGGGGACGCCGCCGGCAACCCCATCTTCGATGGCTCGCTGGGCATGTGGAACAAGTGCATCCTGCACGAGTCCAACTACGTCACTCAAGGCGTCAACAGCTCCACCGGGGCTGCGGACACCACTGTGCGGCGTGCGGTTCTGGCGGGTGCGCAGTCGGCGGCCATCGCCTTTGGTCAAGGCAGCTCTTTCGAGAGCATGTCCTGGCACGAGGAGCTGTTCGACTACGGCAACCAACTCGGCGTCAAGGCCGGCGCCATCTTCGGCGTCAAGAAGACTGTCTTCAACTCCGTAGACTTCGGCACGATCATCATGCCGACGTACGCGGCGGCTTAAGGGGAGGGATGACCAATGCCTGAAGCTGTTAAGTACCACACTCACCAAACCCACTATCTGCGTAAGACCGTGGGCTATCTCACGCGCGGCACGGCGGTCACGGTCGGGGTTCTCCCGGCTGGGGCCATCGTTGTCGGCGCGGGCGCCATCGTCACCACGGCCTTCAACGGCTCGGGGACCGACTTTCTGGACATCGGCACCGCCGACGATCCTGACGGCTTCGCCACCGACCTCGACGTGTCCACCAAGGGCAACAAGGTCTGGGACGAGCTGGCGACCTCGGATGATCTCTACTCGACCTCGGAAGTGACCGTCACGGCCACTTACGCGGACTCGGGGACGGACGCCACGGCGGGCTCGGCGGAAGTGTATGTCCAGTTCATTCCGTCCAACACCTGAGCCTTGTAGGCGCAGAGCAATCCACTCGGCTGGGGGAGCTTCGGCTCCCCCGCCATCTTCCGAGGTGACCGATGGGAACGCTCGCGGAACTGAAAACGAGGATCGCGTCGGAGCTAAACCGAAGCGATCTTACAAGCGCAATCGCCGACCAGATCGACAGGTCGATTGATCGCTACGCCTCGAACCGCTTCTGGTTCAATGAGGCGACGCGCACGGCCAGCACGACGGCGGGGAGCACCATGGCGACCCTGACGACGGGGCCGCGCGTTATCGACCAACTGCTGATCACGGTTGGTGGTAGCAAGTATGGCCTTTCGGCGCGCTCCCTCGCTGAAATCACCGAGCTTCTGGGCTATCAATCCAGCCAGGGGCAACCGACCGAGTACGCCTATTCCGGCTCGACGCTGACCTTCTGGCCCACGCCGGATGCAGTCTACACCGTCACCGCAACGGGCATCTTTGACGAACCCGCACTGGCTACCGACGCCGACTCCAACGCCTGGACGACCGAGGCCGAGGATCTGATCTGCTACGACGTGCTGGAGCGCATCGCGCGCGTGAAGCTGCGCAACGTGGCCTTGGCCAACGAAGCCCGCTCCCTCCGCATGGAGGCCATGGGCCTGCTTAGGGCCGAGACGGCCCGGCGACTGTCTGTAGGCATTTCGGCGTCCTGCTGATGTGGACCGAGGCGAGCCCTGACGGCGCGGAGTGGCAGGGGCCGTTTGACCTCCTGACGGAAGCGGGCCTGCCGCTTCTGACCGAAGCCGGGACGGCCCTGACCATCGAGCGCAACGGGGCCACAAGTTGGACCGGCGGCTCCGCACCCGCCACAGCCTGGAGCTGATATGCCGGAGATCAGCGAACTTTCAGCCGCCACCACGCTGACCGGCGCGGAGATCGTGCCCCTCGTCCAGGGGACGGCGACCAAGCGCGCCACCGCGCTCGAAATCGCAAACCTGTTCGACGGCGTTTCGTCCGTAACCCTCGCCGCCGCGCTTTCAGCCTACACGCCTACCGCCTCGCTAGGCGACTTGGCGCTATTGGACACCATCAACAACAACAACTGGAGCGGTCTGGACCTGGCTGTGGCCAACGGCGGCACGGGCGCCAGTAGCGCTAGTGAGGCCAGAGGTAACCTTGGCCTTGGCACCGCCGCCACCGCCGCCTCCACCGATTTCGCAGCGTCCTCCCGCACGATTACCGCCGCCGGGCTGGCCACGGGCGGCGGGGACCTTTCGGCGAACCGCACGATCACCGTCACCGGGGCGGCCACGGGCGACATCCTGACCGGGACCAGCGCCGCCGTCGCGGTGACGCCGGACAGCATCTATGACGCCCTCGCAGAAGTGACCCTGACCGACGCTGCGACCATCGCTGTGGATATGGCGACCTTCATCAATGCCATCGTCACGCCAGGCGGCAACCGGACCCTGGGTAATCCGACCAACACCAAGGTCGGGCAGACTGGGCGCATCAGGGTCGTTCAACCTGGATCAGGCGGCCCGTACACGCTGTCCTACGGCTCCAACTGGAAGTTCGCGGGGGGCGTTATCCCCTCCGTCTCCACACCTGCGAGCGCGGTGGATTTCCTCGAATATGAGGTGATCAACTCAACCTTCATCCGGGCCACCCTTTCGAAGGCGTGGGCCTAATGCTTCTGCGCCGCAACGGCTTCATGGCCCAATCGGGCGGCGACCCCCTTTTCGCCAGCGTCCTTGTTTTGCTGCATGGCGATGGCGCGGACGCATCCACGACCCTCACCGACAATTCCGCCAACGCCTACCCATTCACGGCGGCCGGCAACGCCCAGATCGACACGGCGCAGTATGTCTTCGGCGGCGCTTCCATGCTGTTCGACGGCACGGGGGACTGGTGGCGGGCCGACAGCGCCCCAACCGCGATGCGGTTCGGAACCGGGGCGTTTTGCATTGAGGGCTGGTCAAGGCCTGGAGCCGTGGGCGCCAATATGGGCATGTTGTCCACGGCGGCAGACGGCGGCTCGGCGGAAACCACAGACCATTCCTGGTATATGTTTCAGACATCGGCCAACAAGATTGCCTTTACCACTTGGAATGCTGTCAGGCTTACCAGCACCTCGTCGGTATCTTCTGGAACGTGGGTCCATTTCGCCGTTAGCTTTGACGGAACAACATACCGCATATTCATCAACGGAACCCAGGAAGCGACATATACGACGCTCCTCGACTTCAATCTGAATTATAATCTCTACATCGGAAGCACTGGCTTCAGCAGCGGGATGGCTTCCTTCAACGGCCACCTCGACGACATCCGCATCACCAAGGGGGCCGCCCGGTACACCGGCAACTTCTCGGTTCCCACCGAAGCCTATCCCAACTTCTAGGACGCCCCATGCCCGCATTCACCTTGAACGGCGCACCGCTCCCCTATGGCTCCTTCCGAGACGCCGATGGCACCGGTTACCCCGCCAACGTCCTCGATGTCTGGTCTGACGAGGATTTGGCCGCCATCCCTGGCGTGGTCGTCAGATTGCCCGATCCGCCCCCGCCCGAGCCCGGCCCACCCTCGCAGGTCGCCATGCACAAGGTGCAGAAGGCGGCCCGGCTGACCCCATGGGACGGCTACGCCAACCTCAAGGAAGCCATAGAGGCGGCCTTTGCCATGCTACCGGCCCCGTCCGATGCGCTGGCGGCGATTGAGTGGGACAAAGCCCCAAACCTCGTCCGAGACGGCGCCACAACCGCCGCCGTGATGGCGCTGCTCGGTATGACGGAAGCGCAGCGCGACGATCTGCTGGTGTTCGCCGATAGCTTGCCCTGATGCACCCCCTTCGCTGGGTGTTCAATATCCTCGTTGCGCTCGACGTTTTGCTAAACGCCTGCCTGTTCGGCCAGCGACACGAGACCCTAAGCAAACGCGCCGCACGGGCACGGGACAAGAACCAACGCTGGGGCTGCATCCTTTGCAAGCTCCTCGACGCCATCGACCGAAACCACTGCGAAAAGTCCCTGATGTGGGACCCATAGCCATCAAGGGGACCTGACGTATGGGACTAGAGACCCCGACCTATGTCGGCGACCTGAACACCGCCAACCCGGCCGCGACCGATGTCAAAAGCCAGGGCGACGACCATATCCGCAACCTCAAGACCGCACTGCGCAACTCCTTTCCGGGGTTTGCGGGTGCGGTGATTGTTTCGGGGACCGATGGCGGCGCGGCCAACGTCTACACCCTGACGCCGACCACGCCCCTGTCGTCCTACGTGGCTGACATGGTGGTTATCTTCGCCCCGACCGTGGCGAACACCGGCGCCAGCACCATCAACATCTCGGCTCTTGGGGCCAAGAACATCAAGACCGTGGATGGCGCGGCCCTGTCGGCGGCGGATTTGGTGGTCGGATACTACTACGCCGCCATCTACGACGGGACCGAGTTCCGGCTTCTCGCCGCGACCAAGCGCTATATCGACGGCCTGGCGTTCGGAACGGCCCTGCCGAACCAGACCGGGAACGGCGGCAAGCTGCTCACCACTGACGGCACGAACGCCTCCTGGGTCGCTTCCCTCGGGGCTTTTGAGTTCACCGCCGGCCTGACGCTCGCCGGATCGGTGAAGCACAACGTCACGGCCATGGCCGCGCTCGATATCGACGCGTCGGCGGGCCAGTTCTTTACCAAGTCGATCAGCACCGATTCCACCTTCACCTTCTCCAACGCCACGGCCGGCAAGGCGGAAGCCTTCGCGCTGCTGCTGACCATCTCCAGCGCGGCCGTTCCGACCTGGCCAGCGTCGGTGGATTGGACCGGAGGCGTTGCCCCGACCCTGGGGAATGGGCTCCACGTCCTGGGCTTCCTGTCGTTTGACGGCGGGACCACCTGGACCGGCTTCGTCGGGGCTCTGAACAAGTCATGAGCATCGCTTGGCTGATCGCCATGATGGGCGCTTTCCAGGTGGAAGCGCTGGTGGTCGGCGGTGGCGGCGGCGGCGGCTACGGATTCAGCGGCGGCGGCGGCAACGGCAGCGTTCCCGCAACCGGC